CATTTACACGAGCATGTTTATCGTTTCCTTTGCTTGGATTAAAATTAACAACCGGTATATCCATTTGTCTAAGCTCGTATGTTAATGGCAGACCACTGGCTTTAGCTTCAATGATAACTGTTTCAGGTTTCCAATAAGAATATTGTTCAAGGGCCAATCTCCGTAGTTCAGGGAACTCGTATCTGCCTTTGACTGCATCTAACAATATCAGGCAGGCTGGACTGTCTTCATTTGGATAAAATATACCCCAGGTGGTGATAGCTGAGTAGTCGGCAGATTCTTTTTTAAGAAAAGCTGTATCGTAAGATTGTATGACATGTTGCAACTGTGGTATCTCCTCGTCGGTATATTTCATCCACCACTCACGTTTTAATATTGCGCCTTCCTCTGCCGTTGGGTTCTGCATCCACTGCGCGTTCCACTTGCCCGTGGGCAGTGTTGCCTGGACCTTTTCTAATTCTTCTAACTTCCAATATTCAGGCCAGACGGGTTTAGCGTTCTTTGATCCATGGTCCATGATTGCTGGAAACTCGACCACGTGCCATTGATCAGCTTTTGCTTCTTTTTGATTTTTAATCAACATCCCTGTGAGATCTTTATTACTCCACCGGGTCATGACCAACACTATCTTGCCTCCTGGTTGTAAACGCTGACGTGGACCTGACGTGTACCACTCGTAAGCTGATTCAAGAGCCGTGGGACTGAGAGCATCTTGCTCTGAATGTGGGTCATCGATTATAAGTAAATCTGCACCACGTCCTGTAATTGCACCACCCACACCAGCTGCAAAATATTCACCACCTTGAGCTGTCTCCCAACGTCCTGCTGCTTTACTATCTTCTTGTAATCTTGTTTTAAATATTTTTGTGTAATCTTCCGAGTCGATAAGGTTCTTGGCCTTTCGACCAAACCTTACCGCGAGCTCACCCGTGTGTGTTGCCTGTATGATCTTGAGCTTTGGATCACGGCCCACCATCCAAGCCGGAAGTAAGTATGAGGCAAACTCCGACTTAGTATGTCTTGGGGGCATGTTAACTATCAGGCGTGTTATCTCGCCCGATGCTAATTTATTAAATTTTTCTGCAATGTGTCTGTGATGGGACCCCTCTATAAAATCGGGCCACATACATTTTACAAAAGAAAGAAAATCATTTTTGGCTTTGTTCTGTATCTTTTTTTCAGCATGCATAACTTGCAGCTGTTTAAACTTTCTACGTACGTCTGCAGGTAGTTTACTTATGTCTATATTATTCAATTCCATAAAAATTTTTAAAAAATTTTTTTCGCACCTTAAAGTGTTGAATATGTTTTTACCAGCTATAACTGTCTAAATCAAGCAATACAACCTGTAGTAGTGGGACCCCTTTGTGCAAAAAGGGGGGATAGGGTCTTGTTTAATTTATATATTTGGATTTGTTTTGGGACCCCTGGCCCGGGGTGTGTGGGCCACACTTTAGTCGGGCCCACACATTCAGAGAGTTAATCTAGTAGGGTCATGTATGCATCTGCATTCATTCTACTAAATTTGTCTAAGCCTTTACGAACTGTGTCGTAATCTTCTTTTATCTCTGCGTCTTTAATCATATGGTAAAGATCGTATTCTTCTTTAGTCAAATAAGTTGACTGTCCAGAGTAAGGGTTAGTTGTTTTGATTTTTATGTTTGTCATGTCCTTGAACATATAGGATAAGTCAAGCATTGTCAACCGGTGTGATAGTTGTTCTGGTTTGTTTACCCCAATATGGACTCTCATGAGTTTCTTTCTTTACTTCAATCGGTGTTTCGAGCGCCTCCGGTCTTGGGTGTAGTCTAATGAACTCTTGATAGTGTGTACGAAGAAACCTCATTAAACAGGTCTGGTCGCAAAAGTAATTCCACATTCCCTCGCCATAGTTACGAACATTGATCTTAACTGTTCTTAAAACCTTAGAACCTTTGACACCACGAACTCTTGTGGTTGTTTCGCGTTTATGACAATCTGGACCATGGCACCAAATATAATCACTCATGTCTACCTCGATTGTCTGGCAACATTGCCCAAAAAGAAAACAATCCATATGCAGTTACTATTAATCCAATAGTAAAGTCAAAACGAATTGCAAGAATTGGTCCTAAGTTTAAAAGCACAAAACCAAATAACATTGTAAACAATTTCATTAATGCCTCACTTTCCACGTTGTATTTGCTGTTCTATAACCGTGTGCGTCTAGGTCATAATAAACATAATAAGCAATACCTTTTTTGGAAACTCCAAACCTAGATTTCTCATCATGTTTGCCACGTCTTGTTATGTGTTTCTTATGCTTGTTTGCATAATAAGTTATGTAAAATGTTTTAGTCATATTTATTTCTCTCTTTCTAGGGACTACCCTATAGGATAGTCCCTTAATTGTCAATAGTTAATTTAAACTATTTTGTTGCATTTGTTTTCTTGCAATAGCAATCTTTTGATCTCTAGTTAAGACCTCTTTATCTTCCAATAAACTTGCTAAATTTTCTGGACTATAAATTGATAAAGCCAAACTAGAACTTTCGTTCAACATTGTTTCATTTAAAACAACTCCAACTTTATCTGCAAGTGCTTTTGCTTGGTCAAAGTATCTGTAAGATTTTAAACCTAATCTTACTTTTTGCATTTTGCCCTCAACATAACTATACATTTGTTCATGCTCTTTAATTACATTATCTGCTGATTGATTATACATCTTAAAAAAGTTTAATGTGTTTTCATCAACTTTAAATTGTCGAGAATGACAATAACTAGAACCAATTGTCCAAAGTTTGAAATCATTTTCCCACTTGTCAACAGGTTTTTGTATAGATTGATCTTCGTTAGATGAATTACTAAAACCCAAATAAGTATTTACTGCACTCTCATCATTATAATATTTTGGATTTCTTTTTGAGTAATCATCATTGATTGATAAATGAAAATCTGGGTTTAAACCTTTTGATTTTAATTCATCACGATAGTATGCTCTTGCAAAGTTTCTACCCATATTAAATCTAATATGAACTTCATCTTGTGCAACATATTCACGACCCTCATCATCAACTTTTGTAATTGGTCGTTGAACATAGAAACAATTATCTTCATACAACTCGCCACCTGCTCTATTGTATTTTTTAATCATTGATCTAATTGTATCAACATCTTCCTGTGGTTGATGAAACCTTACAACTTTATCAATCGCAACTTTTGCTTTTTCTCGCATAAGGTCATATTGTTCTTTTGCGTCAATCAATTTCTGTTTTACTTTATCTTCATAAAAAGATTGAAATTGATCTGCAATCACTTTTCGCTTTTCTGCGTTAAGTGTTATCTTTTTTGTAGTCATATTTATTTCTCCTTTTTTAATTATTTTTAAATTATCACTTGACAATAGGATAGTCAAGGATTATATTGTATTTCTATGAAGCCTCATTATACCTTTATCGCTTCTAAAAACTATAAAGGTGGGACAACTTCTGGTTGTGGTTTGGGATTATCTCTCCCACGTTTCTACGACCAGAACTGATCCCTGGTCTATTGGTTGTTTACACTAATATGGATCTACCCAATAGACCTGGGATCAGTGTTTGATACAGTTACAGTGCTGGTATAACACTGGTCTAAGATCAGCGGGCTAAGTCCGAAAGGGTGAAGTTTTGGGAACCCCTGTCCGAAAATCCACTTTAGTGTGGGTGCTGATCCCTGGTCCAATGGATCTGCTAAACTTGAGTCGGCAATATACTATGGTGAGCCTAATAGAATCTCAAGATTAAAGATTTCCGGAGGCGTTACATTGGACCTGGGATCAGTGATGATGTCATTAAACACACGTGGAAGACATCACTGGTCCGGCCCTGGCCGCTTTATGCGCATACTGGGCCCAGCTGGGATGGGCGGTGCATTGTGCATCGACCCTGAAGCTGCAAGCAAGAAAGGAATTTATGGCAAGAAACGGTTCAGAAAGTATTCAGGTTTTAATTAACCACTGGCGCTGGCTCGAGGCCAACGGCTACAAGCAACAAGCTGCAAGCTGCAAGCGTCAAGCTGCAAGCTTGACAAGAAAGAATTACAATGTTATAGGAGAGTCAAGGAGAAAGAAAAAATGAAAACAGAAGAAGCACTTAAAATTATAGGTGGCAGCCTGAGCAAACCGTCAAAGATGCCTGGCTGGTCGATAGGTTTACCTGCCAAAGAATGCAAAACAGGGTCAAAGCTTGCGAAGGTACCAGGCAGCGTCTGTTATGACTGTTACGCTCTGAAGGGCTGTTACGTGTTCAAGGTTGTTCAGGATGCACAATACAGAAGGCTGGCCGCTATTAAGAGCTCAGGCTGGGTTGAAGCAATGGCTCACCTGATCAACAGCAAGAAGCCCGATGTCTTCAGATGGCATGACAGCGGAGACGTCCAGGATCTGGACCATCTTAAAAAAATTTACAAAGTCTGTGAGCTCACGCCAGCAAAGCGT